CGTCATATCCCATCTTTCGCAGTTTGCTAGAGATAGAACGAGTAGAGGTTTCAAGCTGGTCTGCTGCTTCTGCAACAGTGGCTTGAGATACAGGCGATTCATCGCCTACAAAGTTTGTAAGAGCGTCTGTGCGCTCATCTGTCCACTTAGGAAGTGCCATATTTTAATTCTCCAAAAATGATCTAAGATCAGTTACTATAGTAACGCCAGTGTCTCTGGCTTGTCGTGTTTTAGCAGACTCTACCTCACCTTCATTGATGAGAAAGTCTACCTGTTTTGTTAGACTGGTTTTTACTTCATACCCAGCTGCGTTCAAAGCAGTAGTAGCATCAGCTTTGCTTTTGAAACTCTTCAATCGTCCACTAATACATACAGCTCCTTTACTGGCAAGCATTGGGCTACCAGAAAATTCCCAACTATGAGGCATAACCTCATGGAAGTAAGGAAAGCTGTTTTCAATCCAATCTAGTAAACTGGAAGTTGCTTTTGGACCTAATCCTGCACGTTCACAAGTGTCTGCATTGATTTGAGAAATATGATTAATAATCTCAGACAGCTTCCGTGTTGCCGTGTTTCCGATTAGGGGTATACCAAAAGCCGGTAAAAGAAACTCCAAGGGCGCATTACGAGAATTCATAATTTGCCCCTGTAGTTTATTTGTCACTAGCTCGGAGCCCAACGATGCTAAGATACTCTCACGAGGAGTGAGGTAAATATCGGACGGGCAGTGCCATTCCATTTTACTAATAGAAGCAGGGCCAAGCCCCTTGATCTTCATTGTTTTAGCAAAATGTTCTACCGCCTTTATACCCTGTGCTGAACAGTACGGGGATCGGCAATACAAGGAATCATTGACCCACTCCAACTCGCTGTCACAAGAAGGACAATTAGTAGGGGGTAAGATTTCTTGAAACATGGACTACTCCGATTAAGTGAAAGGATATTATACGCAAAGTTGAGGTAAAAGTCAAGAACTATTTTTCTCGATGTCCACTCGTCTCACGATTCGTGGAATGATTTCCCCACTGCGTATAACTTCAACCGAACAACCTATTTCTAGGTTGAGAGAGCGTATATACTCGATGTTATGTAGAGTTGCACGGCTCACAAGTGCATCTCCCACTTCGATAGGCTGTAAGATAGCTATAGGGCTTACCACCCCAGACTTACCTACTTGCCACACAACATCAAGCAATACTGTATGTACACCCTCTTTCCGCTCTTTAAGAGCAAAAGCACCTCGAGGATGATGAGCTGTATATCCCATCTTGTAAAAAGAGTCATAGCTATCTACTCTAAACACCGCGCCATCTGTTGGATAGTCGGATGCCTCGAAGAGAGTGATAACATTAAACCCTTGATAGTTTAAACACTTCATAGCACTGCGGAAGCTGGAGTCGCCTCGGCCTTGGATGTCATACGCAACAAAGCGTAAATCCTTAGCACGAGAACGAAACTCTTTCATATCTTTGAGATTCAAAGATCCCGCCGCAAAGTTACGAGCGTTTGGTATGTTGCTAGGTGCAACAACTTCGCCGGTAATTTGAACAGTGTCCTGTATACCGACGATATTGGGGACAAGCTCTTCTAGTTTTAACGTAATATCTCTACCGAGATTACCGTCTCCACGAGTTAGAGCTTGAGCCAGATGACCATTGACATATATCAATGACACTGCCGCCCCGTCTAGTTTGGGTGTTTGTACATATTCTGTACTTACATATTCTACATCATTTATATCAAAAACTTTTTGCAAAGAGTACATTTTGAACATATGGGGAATGCCGTCAGTAACGACATGACCCACACTATCGTAATTGTACTGCTGTGCTAGACTATCAAACTCAGCATCCGAGATTATCGGAGTGCCTGAGTAGTACATAGCCGCTGCTTTGTCCAAAAAATGTTGCATACAATCCCTCACTAATTAACAGATATTATACTGGGTTTAAGAAAGAAAGTCAAGAACTATTTTGTGTAAACGTCCTTAATCATATCTGAGAAGTGTTCCTCAATTATATCCTTACTCTCTGCCAGGGATAAGATTTCAACTAGCCCGCTAAATAGTTCTCTTGAGTTGCTAAAGTCAAGCGGCATGGCAATTCCTTCATTACTAGGCTTCCATTCTTCAGTAAAGTCAAGATAGTATTTGCGAAGATGTAGATATTCTACACCTCGAAAACTATTTATCGTTAGCCTTATCTGTACTTCTTTTTCTGTATCGTAATGTACGATTCTCTCGTATACTTCCGGTGCATTGTATAGCTCCATACTAGCCTCCATTTTTTAGAATAGAAGATAGAGGAACTACACTTGTCACATTAGCAGGTTTGAGAAGCCGAAAAGAGTCAGTATCCCAGCAAAAAAGCAAGAGAGTCTGGTTAGACTCCTTTGCTCGGTTTTTCTTTTGCTGGATATAGGGCGTGCTGAAGTCCAATGTACAAACATTGTATTTCAACTTATTACTATTCTCACTACGGTAGGTGATAACAGCATCGCCATACTCATTTACGAGCTGTGCTAGTTCTTCTTTTTTCACATATGCTCCTAGTGAAGCGGGTTGGCAGAATTTTCTTCCTTGCCGTCTTGCTTAGGGTGTGAAAAGGGGCTTGCGCCCCAAGAATTAGCCGTTTACTGCTGTGATAACACCTGCAAAGTACATTGCTGCTTTACCTGTCAACTTGCTGACGATTTCTTCGTCAACATCTTGACCAGCATCACTGAGTGCTGCGGTAAGAGATTCAATAGCTGCGGCTTTTGATACACGGCTAGTCGCTGCTCCACTCGCTTTTGATGTCCCACCAGATGCGGGGGCTTTTTTTACATATACGCCTGCTTTTGTCAGAACCATTCGAACACCGTTTGGTGACTCGCTATGCTCTTCTGCAATTTCTGCAACGATTTCCATGCTGTTTTCTGGAGTTGGGTTAGCGGCTTCATACGCCTCGATAACCTCTGCTTTTTTCTCGTCTGTCCACGCCATTTTACGTTTCCTTCTGTTGTTGATTGGACCGCCGGGGCATGTACCCGTAGCGGCTATTTGTTGGTAATAAAATCTATCGCCCAAAGTATAAGTCTACTACGGCTAGGTAGCCGCCTAATACTGATACACAGATACCGAAGGTCAATAAACCGATTAATAATGTAGCCATAATTGTTCCCTCATTTCTATACTATATATTATAGTGGACTAAGCAAAAGAAGTCAAGAAGTATTTTTAAATACGTGATAAATCAACTCCGTATTCTTTCAAGTGCTCAAGTTTGCCTAAATCATATGCAAGCGAAAAAGCATTGAACCCTCCAGTACCTACGTTAGCCCACGTATCGGAGTCGTCTCGTACTTTTTGAATCACATAGATTGCATAGCACTTACTCCCGTACTTTTTTTCATAGTTTGTGTCCACAAACCCGGGGCGTTCTGCCTGATAGTTTATAGACAGCTCGTGCTCTACTATTGCTGGTGCTGAATATTTTGCAGACCAAACCAACTCACCTTCTGAAAAATCTTCAGCAACACACTGCTCTGGCAAATAATCCACAGGCTGGTCGGTTTTTTGAGGAACGCCTACTCTTTGGATGATTGCTTTGATGAATCCAGAGGATCTGTACAGTCCTTTTGCGATTTCGGCAATGGAGTCTCCCCCAAGGAAGTGTTCAACAGCCTCACTAATTTCTGCGCTTGTAGCTGCTCTTCCGCGATTCTGCGCTTTACGCTTCTCACGATACAGTTTTTTATCTTCGTAATCATCTATGATTCTCTGAAGTCGCGTTGTGTTGTATGCTATATTCAGCATCGCACACGCTTCTTTCTTCGAGATTGGCTGATCCTTGCTCAGATGAGAGATCACTTTCTCGATGTTGATCGCTGTCAAATTCTCGTAATCTTTCTTCTTTACTCTTGCCAAAAATCTTCTCCCAATTAGTATCAAACTTACTTTTGTCTGTAGGTCTTTGCTTACTTCCCTTGCTCACGAGGATCTTCTCCTATAGCCATCTGTAAGTACCAGATAGCTTTCTTTAAGTCTTGTTTGCGATTGTCTTTATTATGACAACGCCACAAGTACTTAAATGCGTTTAACCGACAGTATTCTTCAAATGCTTCTTGAGATGCTGCCGTCTGCATCATCGCATCAATACATTCTATGCCCTCTCGCTTGTAATGTAAAGGACTATTTACTGGGTCATGTACTTTTATTTCACTCATTCTAATGCCTCTGCTACTTGGGGGAAATTAGCTGCAATTACTTCCCAGCACTGATCTGCTACTACCATATGTTCTTTCTGAGTGCCATGACCCCGCCGCAATTCACAATAATGAATCCAACTGCGAAGAGTTCCAGACATATAAAGTACACTAGAAGTATTTCCTTCAGGTAGTACTGCACGGGCTTGCTCTTTTGCAATACCCTGGTCTAATGCCCACTTATACTGTTTTTCAGCTTCATTTATCACCTTTCTCTGGCGCATCCACCAATCTTCATATAAGCGTTCGTGTTGAGTTTTATTCCCACCTTTGCCAAAATCATCTGTATCTATATCAATACTGTTTTGGCGATTCTTTGGGTCTTGTAGTCGAGCATCTCGAGTCTCAAAACCTGTTTGCACAGCATATCGCTGACTAAACTCTTGGAAGCTAAAACTACGATGCCGCAACATTTGTCGTGCAATATCTCGAGTAGTAGTTATTTCCATAGTGATAGATACCATCTCGAAGGGAGACCAGTGTCCATGCTTGATAAGGTATCGTAGTAATCGAGGTGAACTCTCATGATGGTCTTGATTCTCTGGGTTACTGACACGGGCGGCGTAGGCTACTAACTCTTCTGCCGTACTACATCCTGTAATACCGCTGGGCTTTGTTAGCCCTACTAAATTAACTTTACTCATAGTTTCTCCAATAATCTTCAAACTCTTCGTGAGAGTTAAACGCTGGTTCAGGATTTTTAAAAGTGTCTATGTTTCCTTTTATACTTCCTATGTTCTTTGTATTTCCAGACCCAGGACGCTTGCCTGCAATCTTCCACTTCTCTTGAAAAAACACTTCTACATTTTTATATGGTGTACTACCACTAGGGTCACGCTCATATATAAAGCCTAATACATAATGTTTATTGTATGTATCATAAGGGTATACAATGTTTTTCGTATTGCTTCTTATAAAAGAAGTATAACTACCTAGCGTGAACCCGTTAGTTCTCTGCTTATAAGTAGTCTTTACGTCTATCGCTATATTACCTTCAGGAGTTTTTATAGTAAAATCAGGGTAGTAGTTTTGTTTTTCTGGTTGTACTACTTCGTGTCCCTCACTTAACTTATCTACAAAGTCTTCTGAAAGTATCTCAAAAAGGGCAGATAATACTTTAGTATCTGTTTTTAGTTTATACACTTTTCCACTACTAGAAACAAATCCTAGTATTTCAAAATCAAATACTTCATCTTCGAGTAAACTGTTTGCTTTTTGTACTAAGTCCATTTACTTTCTCGTGATTCGTTGTTCGTAGTCTGCCAAATCCTCATCCCACCAAGAGGGTTTATCTCTGCCTGTCCAGCTGGCAAAAGTAGCCTTGTCAAGCATATAGTAATTACGGTAAGACTGTATAGGGTCAGTCTCGTCTTTGAGTACATCGGGCATTGCCATGGCAAATGGTGTAAGCCCCACGCGCTCAAGTCGTGTTGTCTCAGGTAGTTTGTTAACGACCTGCCAAAAAGATTTGTGCTCTTTTCCATATCTGTATCTATACTCTTCTGCAAGTGCATGAGCATAGCAGAAAGTCCACTCGTAGTTATCTAAGGATGACCTCGCCCAGATTGTGCTAGGGTGATTATACATCATACCAAGATAAGGGGTTAGCTTACGCTCTTCTGGCTTGAGAGGCTTCTCAAGTTTCTTGTATTCGTTTAGTACT